GTTCTCATCCTTTCTTAATCACAGAGCAGGTCCCAACACTCTATAAACGACAATCTAAATAATAATAAATATATAATGCAATCACTCGGCAAATGCGCAGAGTGGTGTTGCCACAGATTGATGCCTAGCGATCTCTAAATCTTCAAGCGGAATCATGCAAGAAAAATCACCATTGCTGATGTGTTCAAGCTCGTGATTATATGAATTATGGTGTTGCTCGCATGAATCATGAGCATTTAGGAAGATTGTATAAAACAACTCGCCAGATGTATCAATAAAATATGCTGTTGCCCCATGAACTCTGTGAGGCATATCAATGATTTTGACTTGAACATTCTCCGTCATTTTTCGTCACCAAACTGCTCCTTCTTTAATTTCTCTAAAATATTCGCAACACTCAAAATATCTTCCTTGGTCACATTTCGAGATGCATCAAATAGCACCTTCAATTCTGGGCGCTCATACATCTCTTTAGCTGCTTCTGCTGCTTCTGGATCTAAGTAATACGTTGATTTATTTTCTCTACCAAGCAAATAATCAATAGATACATTGAAGAAATCAGCAATCTCTTCTTGGCTCTCAAAACTTGGCTTGCGGTCGCCTGTTTCGTACGCACCAATTAACGATTTTGAAACTCCGAGCGCCTTCGCAAGAGAAACTTGCGAATAACCGCGCTTTATTCTCAATTCTTTTAAAACATCTTTAAATTCCATTTTGAATTTCCCTTCCTTATATACCCATATATAAAGTACACCTAAAGTGGAATAAAAGCAACAAAAAATCACTAAAAGTGGAAGAAAGTGCTTGACACCCACTATAAGTGGACTTATACTTGTTATTGAGAAAGAGAGGGAAAACAACATGTATAGCAATAAACTAAAAGAGTTAAGAAAAAATAAAGGTGTAACACAAGTTGAAGTTGCGAAAAGTGTTAGAATCTCAAAGAGTTCATATAATGCATATGAGTTAGGTGTGAGAAATCCACGTGATGATGTAAAAACTGCAATTGCTAATTATTTCGGAGTTACAGTGCAATATATTTTTTTTGATTAAAGCACCCACTAAAAGTGGGTAGATGAAGAGGCTGAAAGATGGATAAGCAGACAATTACGAAAGATATAAAGAGGGAAATAGGCAATTGGCCTTGTCTATCAGATATAGCCAAATATCTTGGCAAGTCGCGAGATTATGCTAATAACCTCATGCAAGGCTGTGAATTCATCTTTGATGGAAAGAAAAAGCAGTATCTGGCATCGGATGTAGCAGAGCAGCTCATGAACAAGAGGCGGTGTGTGTAATTGGGAAAACACGGTGTAGCAGAGTACGCATATCAGAGCTACAAGGCGAATAAGAAGATAACAATCAAGTGCTTATCTCAAGAGAGGCACATCACAAGAGAAGATGAATCACTTATCAGAGCTGCATATTGCATAGAATATCGCAATGCGATAGAGCAAGCCTGTGAGGCATTAGAAGAAAAGGAGTCTGAAAATGAAAGAATTTAAAGAAGCATTAAAATGCATGTGCTCTGATGAGCAAGGCGAATTCCAAATCACAGAAGTAATTGCTGGGGTGGGAATCGCTCTTCTGATCCCTATGTTGTGGGTATCTTTATATGCGATTGGCTGCAACTAGAAGAAAGAGAGGCAAATCATGGGGAAATATAGAAGTACAGCATTTAAAGGATTTCTTGATAAAGAGGTTGCGCAAGAGATAGCAGATTTTATAGGAGCAGTAACTGAACAAGAAGCGATAGTGATCGTGTCTTGTCCTCGTGGGAACTCCCACATACATATTTTAGCAGCGAATGAATCTGTAAGTGATGAAGATAAAACAGAGATTAATAAGTGGATAAAAAAAGAGGGTGGAGCTGTATATAGGTCAAGAGAATAGGAGGGCTGTTTAGCCCTCCAGAGATAAAACTAAGATTCTTGATTATAAGGAACTGTGCAAGGTGGGAATCTTTCGCACAACACAGCATCACCGTAATCAAAGGCTGAAAAAGCACCCTCTGAACTTAATTGAAGAAGAATAGAGCGAAGTTCATCGAAACTGATTCCCAAAGAATCTGCACATTCAGAATCAAGTTCAAAATGGTGGTTATCATCAGTTAGATGATTAAGAACATATTTTCTTATCTTTGACTTCATAAAACACCTCGAATAACAAACAAAATAAAAATTTTAATTGATTATATCACAACGTATATAGAGAGGAGTACAACATGGAAGGATTTTGCAAAGATTGTGGGCAACTACATTTAGTTGTAGCAGAAACACAAGAGGAAGCAGATGAAATCGCAACAGCAAGATGTGATTGCGAGAATGAAGAGAAGTGGCACAGACTCATGAATGCAAATGTTGAAATGCTGTGTGGTGAGCAATCAAGGGAGATGCAACTACAGCCATTGTGCAATTCTGGAATTGAACTTGTGAAGAAAACATGCGAGCTCATAAGAGCTAATGTGATTGATAAATCGAAAATCAATATCGCAAACAGCGAAATAACGATAACGAGAAAAAATGACAAAATCGACATCAAGAGAGTGAAGAAGCAAACAAATCAAATGATGATTTAAGACAGGAGGGGCACGATGGAACAGCTACGAATTTTGCATTATGCGAAAGCGCATATCGAAACGCAAATTGAGGTGATTGAGGAAAAAGCCGAAGAGGCGCGCGAAGATTATCAGACGGGAACAGCAAGCCTCTTGTATTCGACGATTGAAGATTTAAAGAGAGAACGCGAGGACCTCAACAAGATGATTGAGGAATTAGAGTGGAAAGAGAAACACAGGGAGGAAACAAAATGATGATAGCAATGTTAATGCTGATTATATCGCTGATACTTGGCATCGCAGCCATGTGGATGCACTACCGCCAGCGATACGAAATATCGAACATATTATTCTTGATGTTCGATATCGGAGTGATCGCAACAATCCTTCTTCCTGTGGTGTGTGTGTAAATGAAGGGGAACTATTACGAGAAGTGCGCTTTTCCAAAGCCTAAAAGTACGAAAAAGAAAAAGAAGTCAAATGGCTGGAAAGAGAAGGCGAACAGATTTTGTGCATATTGCGGAAAACCATACGCAGAGCGACACGAGGTATTTGGCGGGTCGAACCGTCAAATCAGTATAGAGAATAAATTTCAAGTTGACGTATGCAGAGCACACCATGAAGAGCTACATAGCAACTCAACAGAGTGGGCGCAAGCGGAAAATGAAAGACTAAAGAAATTATATCAACAGCAGTATGAGGCAAAGTTGATTGATGAAGGTTACACGGATGAACAAGCGCGAAGAGCATGGATGTTGCTTATCGGTCGCAACTACTTATAAGGAGGAAAAATATGAATTGGACAGCAGTTGTTATTACCGCACTAATTTGCGTAACGATCGCATTTTTGGCAGCAATTGGAAGTGATAAATAATGAAGGGAAAAGCTGAATGCGATGCATGCGGTTGGCAACATGGCACACCGGGAGAAAATCGAGCATTTAGGTGGTGCAGACGAATCAGAGGCGATGTGTGCGATAAGTGTTGCAAGGCATGTGAGCACAACGATGATTGGCATTGCACCTATGACAAAATAGGGCGATTAAAGATGAGGGAGCTTATTTTTAAAAACCGCATGGAAGAAATCAAGCTAGAACGTTACAAGTCGCAGTTAAAGTATATGAAATCGCCAATAATTGCGGAGCATATCAGAGGCATTATATCAATCATCGAATCACGGATTGAAGAGCGCGAAGCTTTGGAAGAAAAGATACAGAGTGGCGAAATCAATTATCTGGAGAAAGAAAATGAACGAGAATGAAGTTATATATGAAGCTGACGAATACGACAGAGCATCTGTAGAGTTTTTAGCTAGCGAATTCATGCTTGAAAACAGAAGGCAGCCAACAATTGAAGAGTTGCATGTGCTGCAAACAGGCTTCACGGCTGGAATTAAATTCATGAACAAGCTAATCGAGGAGAGCTGCAATGAATGATATCAAGTGGAAGATTTTGCGAGAAGATTATTTAGAAAATCTCAATTTAAAAGTAACACTATATGCGCCAATAAAGTGCGCAAGCACAATCCGCATTGAATCGGAGAAGAAAGCAATCAGAACTATCGGTGGTAGTCGCTACGAAACAAAGGGCATTTATATTTTAAAAGATGGAAAGAGAACAAAACACAAGTATTCAAGTTTCGCAGAGGCAAAAGCGGCAGCGGAAAGGATGATTAGATGATAACGAGCAAAGAATATATCGAAGCGAGAAATGAAGAGATGGCAAGATTCATGCTTGCTCATTATGGGCTAAAAGCACAGAAGATGAAGATGATTGAAGAATTATCAGAACTGATCCAAGCACTTGCGAAAGATGATATCAACGCAATCAAAGAAGAAGTTGCAGATGTTGAAGTTATGCTGATGCAAATAAAGGATGGCATGCACATCGAAACTGCAGAAATTATGAATTACAAGCTGAATAGGCAGAAAACGAGAATAGAAAATGCCAAGAGAAAATGACAATGTGAAAACACCAGCACATTATGATTTAAATCTAAACGGAGTTGAGAGCATAGATGTAGTTAGGGCGGTGCTAGGTGATGAGGGATTCAGAAAACATTGCCGAGGCTGCGCCCTCAAGTATCTAATGAGAGCCGACAAAAAGAACGGGCTAGAAGATTTAAAAAAAGCGCAGCAGTATCTGGAATGGGAAATCAAACTGCGAGAACGTGCGGAAAATAAGAGTGCCCATGAAGAGAAGTGGGAAGAGAAAAACGCAATCAACATAGATGGAGTTGTGCTCCATCCTTAAAAAGCTATAAGGGCGGTAGCAAATATTTACCTCTATAAATAAACAAATCAAACTTGTATCGGTCATGAAGAAACTCCAATCAGCTGCCGCCTTTATATAAGAAAGGGAAAATATATATGAAATTTATTGACTTCTTCGCTGGAGTGGGGGGGTTCACAAGAGGGCTAGAGCTAGCGGGACATGAATGCATAGGGCACTGCGAGTTCGATAAATTCGCAGAAGCTAGTTACAGATCTATGCACACCATAACGGAAGAGCAACGCGCTCGCCTTGGTGAACTAGATAAAAAGAAAAGACAGAAGGAGATTTTAAATAGTGAATACCTTAATGGAGAATGGCATGCAAATGATGTTCGAGCAGTTAGAGCTGCCAATATGCCAGTTGCAGACTGCTGGACCTTCGGAGCACCGTGCCAAGATTTCAGCATCGCTGGAAGAAGAGCAGGACTTGAAGGCGAGCGAAGCAGTCTTGTGCGAGAAATTTTTAGAATCTTGGAAGAAACAGAAGAAGAATATAAGCCCGAATGGCTTATATATGAAAATGTTAAAGGAATGCTGTCTGCTGGAAGAGGACTCGACTTCTTGTCAATCCTCACTGAAATGGACCGACTCGGGTTCGATGCAGAGTGGCAAATTGTCAATTCAAGATGGTATGTTCCGCAAAATCGGGAGCGCGTATACGTTATCGGACATAATCGAAGAAGATGCAAATCCACGATATTTCCTATCACGGGAAATGGCGGAGAAAATAGTACAAGGCAATTAATTGGTGGAGCACAAGCACATCGAGTATATGACAGCAACGGAATCGCTTGCGCGCAGAATGCGCAAGCTGGCGGAGTAGGTGCGAAAACAGGGCTATACGCATTTGGTATTGATAAAACCAGCAACAAGCCACAAGAGTTGCAAATTGCGAACTGCCTTATGACAAAAGATTACGGAGTATCAAAGAGAAGAAGTGAAGATACAGCAATTGCGATACCTGTGCTAACACCAGCTAGAGCAGAGAAGCGCCAGAACGGAAGAAGATGCAAGGAAGCTGGGGAAGATATGTTTACTTTAACAGCTCAAGACCAACACGGAATCGCAATCAAGGTCAAAGAAGCAACAAAAGGTGTGAAAGACATCTGGGCAGTGTGGAGCGAAAAGTATAAATGCTATCTAGCAATTAGAAAGCTGACACCTAAAGAGTGCTTTAGGTTGCAAGGCTGGACTGATGATTATTTTGAAAGAGCAGAATTCGTAAATAGCAACAGTCAATTATACAAGCAAGCTGGAAACGGAGTCACAGTGAATGTTGTTAAGGCGATAGGAGAAATATTATGGACGAAAGAAAATTTATAAAGAAGTGTAAAGAACTTGTACGAAATTATTATAACGACAGAGTGGAATCAACAGACAAAAACGGAAAAATCACAACAGATGATGTATTTGTCGTATGGTTCTGCAAAGCATTGCAGAATTCAAAAGCATTACTCAGCACCAACGTGCCAGATGGTATGTACTACGAGATCACATATAACGGAGATAAGAACGAGTGCTATCTTGATGCTTACAAGAAGTGGCAAAACGTTCTTATTGAAATGTAGCAAAGAGGTGAGAAGCAATGGAAGCATATAACATAATCCCAGAGTGGAACGAATTAATATTTAGAAATTTAACACCAGAGGAAGAAAAAGAATATGCCAATTTTGATTGGCCATATATGGTTGAAAACTTACCTGATTATGGAGAAGAAGTGCTAGTAACTGATGGAAAAAACGTATGGATAGATTCTTTTGATGAAGATGATTGTGTATATCTATCCGATACAGATAGCGAGGTTGACGGCGTGACTGCGTGGATGCCGTTACCGAATCCATATACAGGAGAGTAACAAATGAGAGAGATAAAATTCAGAGCATGGGATAGGAAGTTTAAAAAGTGGACGAGTTATTCGATAGATGATGGACTACTTATGTTCTACGACGATCACGCGGAATGTTGGGAGATTGGCCGAGAAGGTGAGCGATTTATTTTATGCCAATATACAGGGTTAAAAAACATTAATGGAGAAGAAATATATGAGGGTGACATCGTAAGAGCGGCAGGTTTGTCAAATTGGATAGGAGTTGCAAAATATTTCGACAAAAATCAAGCGTTTGTATTTGAATGCATAGATAAGAACTATAAAGGAAAAATAGTATTTATGAGTCAATTTGACCAAGGCTTAAAAATACTTGGCAACATCTATGAGAATCCAGAACTGCTAAAGGAGCTCACAAATGATAATTAAATTAATAGGCATGATATACGGAAGACACAGCACTATATATAGAAGAATGATAGATGAGAAGGAAAGAAAGAAAAGAGGTTAAACATGTTGATAACACCAATAATAACACTGCTAATTATAGCAGTAGGTGCCGCAACACATGACTATTTTCAACGAAACGAAGAAGAAAAGAAAGCGAAAATTGTGTTTGCCGCAATAGTAGTTGGAGTAGCTTATATAGGTGTGCTCCCAGTATTTATTGAAATGTTTGGGCACATAAAAGAGCAAATACTAACCATGACAGCGCTTTTATCAACAGCATCTTTGATATTTATTGTGGACCTCTAAAGGAGAAAAGAAATGAATTCAGTAATACTGATTGGCAGATTAACAAGAGATCCAGAACTTGTGTATACACCAGGCAATCAAACTGCAGTAACACATTTTAGCATTGCAGTTGATAGACCAACAGCACAAGGGAAAGAGAGGCAAGCTGACTTCATCCGAATAACAACATTCGGAAAGCAAGCAGAGAACTGTGATAGATATTTACACAAAGGAAAACAAGTAGCTATTAACGGTAGAATTCAAACAGGCAGCTACAAGAACAAAGAAGGACAGACAGTATATACAACAGATGTAATTGCAAACAATGTTGAGTTCCTGGGCAGTAGCCAGCAAGGAACTCCAAGGCAGCCAGATGAAGCATATACAGATACAGCACCGCAGTTCGGTGAAGAGATGCCTGATGCATTCGAGGCAACTGAAGAGGACATACCATTTTAGGAGGGAAATAAAATGACATATGAAGAGGCAATAAAGCATTCAGAAGAAATTGCAGCAACAAATTGCGATGGATACAGAGAAGAGCATGAGCAGATAGCTGCATGGCTTAAAGAGCTAAAGGCGATAAAAAAAGAATCAATCATAATTCCCAACGATGGAACTCCGTGGGAGATAGCGCAGCTCATCATAAATGCAAAGCGGACAGTTCGAGATACAAGATATATTGGAATATATATGGAAAGAAAAATAAAAACATTTAGCAAGAAAGAGATTAAAGCTATCGGAAAGCATCTTCTAGGATATGCGGAAACAGAGCAAGAACTAGAGCAAGCAAAAAGCTGCAAATAAAGAGGGCAAAAGATGAACCGTGAAGAACTTTTCGAAAACATAAAAACTCTCGCAAGTGAAGAAAGAGACGAGCGAAGAAAAGAAAACAAAGAGATTTTAAGAGAACTTAAAGAAATTAAAGAGCTTTTAAAAGAAAAAAACAACAGTAACAACAGAGTGATAACAAGATGGAAGGTGAGAGTCGCATTCCTTAACATGGATAATCGAATTTATCTCCAAGAAGAAAAAAGCGTAATCGCAAAAACAAAGAGCGAGGCTTTGGAAAAAGCGAAGGAAAGATGCGAAGAGCGGAGCTGGGGGAAGAAAGCAACGATTATCACAGCAGAAGACATAATCATTAATGAAAGCGAGAAAGCAAATGGCAATAATTAAGAAAACTGTATCACTAGAGAATACATATATTGAGTTAGTTAATGGGAAAAATTTAAATAAGCTTGCGCCATATATCATGCAAATCGAAACAGAAAAACAGTATAGCAATAGCTCTTATGGAGTATATATATGCGAACTCACTGAAGAAGGGCACAGGCTAAATAATGATATGAAACTGTAGCAACAATTTAATAAGTATAAAGAGCACACAAAATCAAGCTACAGATCATATAGATTCGCAGATGGCTAAATGCCATCTGCAATTTAAACAAAAATATACATTATATATAGAAGAAAAAAGAGGCGGTGAGAATCCGCCATGAAGGTTCATCAGAGTATTAACACTAGGGCTATTAAGAGGAGCACAAAATGTTAGAAAGAGTTATTCGAGAAACATGCATAGCTGGAGCATGCATAGATAGATGTATCAAAGCTAGCTTCCCACACAAGGGCAAAAGAAAAGGAAAAGAAAAAGCCACACCAGATGCAGTAAAAAAGAATAATGATATGCTCGCAACAAAAATGCTCACAAGATTGCTGAACCTAAACTTTTTTCCGGGAGATTATCACACCACATTAACTTATGCAGAAATTGTGACAGTTGAAGAGGCTAATCGACAACTTGACAATTGGATTAAGAGAATGAGAAGGGAGTATCAGAAACTAGACAAAGAATTTTATTATATCGCAGTAACAGAATACAAGAATCACAGAGTGCATCATCATATCGTGATGAACTATATCGACAGCAGAATAATTGATAAGCAGTGGAAGTGCGGTCACATCTGGCTATCAACATTAGACAAGTCGCGCAATTATAGAAAGCTTGCGGAGTATCTCATCAAAGAAACACAAAAGACTTTCAGAGAACCTGGCAACTCGACAAAGAGAAGGTGGAAACCAAGTCGAAACTTGAAGAGACCAGTTGTGAAGAGAGAATGGGTATCAATATCACAGCTCTTTCAGAACCTTGATGAGCTGAAACCGATTAAAGGCTATGAGATTGACAAAGAATCAGTGCGCAAATATACCAATCCTGTAACAGGACTTGAGCATATTGAATATCAAATGATATCAACGGAAGCTGTTCCAAGATTGAAGGTATGGCGCAAGGGAAGAAAGTTGAAGCGGAACGAAACATATATTCGCATGCAAGATATAAGGCAGCTTGATATGGATTTAGAAAACAATGCAGCAATCTGGGATGTGCTGTAGGCACTTGAAGTGCGGAAAGGAAGGAAGCATGATAGCTAGAGAATTTCTTGAAGGCTACAAAAGAATCATTACGAGGATAAGGCAACTCGAAAGGCAGATTCAAGATATCGAAGAAACACTAGGCGTGAAAGCAGTTAGCTATGATTCACAGCCACATGGCTCTGGAATAAGTAAGGTCACCGAGAACACCGCAGTAAAGTTGGCAGCAATTCGAGATCAGAAAGAATTATTGATTGCAGAGCTCTGGAAGCAGAGGTTAAGAATCGAAAATGAAATTTACAAAATGAGTGATGCAACATATGCAGAAATTCTGCGCAGAAGATACATTGAAGGTGAGAGGTGGGATGATATCGCAAAAGCCATAAATGCAGTAAAAAGATGGACTTTGACATTGCACGGAAGAGCGCTGAAAGAGCTCGACAACCAATTGAAAGAACAGGGCAAAGAAAACTAACCATGCTAACTCCTTAAAATAGCGATGGTGAAAAAAACAAAATAAATCACTAAAAATCATTTAAATGCACATATCCGACTTGATATAGTATAAGTGCAATAATAAGGATTCAGGGGAGAGCGAAGGTGTTGAAAATTCAGCATCGTCGCTTTTTTCTTGCGTTAATACAAATATAAAAACTGCTGAAGAGGCTAGAATGAAAATAGAGAAAATCGCTATCAAAGAAATAAAACCGAATGAGAATAATGCAAAGCTCCATCCACAGTGGCAGCTCGACCAGATAAAAGAAAGTATAGTTCAATTCGGCAACAATGATCCTATCGCCATTGATGAAAATAATGTTGTGATAGAAGGTCACGGAAGATTGATGGCACTAGAGCAATTAGGCTATGAAGAGGCTGAAATTATTAGACTTGAGCATCTAACGGAAGAGCAGAAGAGCGCATATATTTTGGCACACAACAAGCTAACCATGAACACTGATTTTGATTTAACCATACTAGAAGAAGAGCTAGAGAAAATAGAATCAATCGACATGGAGAGCTTCGGTTTTGACTTATCGGACGAATACGAAAATTTCATTGATAAATTCCAAGAAAAGAAAACAACAGATGATTGCTACACACCGCAAAATGTTTATGATGCAGTCAAAGAATACGTTGTGAAGAAATACAATCTAGGGGGAAGAGAAATAATAAGACCGTTCTATCCAGGCGGAGATTATCAGAATTATAAATATCCAGAAAATTGCATTGTGATAGACAATCCGCCATTTTCAATAATTACAAGCATATGTGATTGGTATAACGAAAACGGAATAGATTTCTTTTTGTTTGCACCATACCTCACGAATTTAAATTCAAGAGCTAATCACATTATCACAGAAGTGAACGTGACATATCAGAATGGTGCAACTGTGGCAACTTCATTTTTGACGAACTTGGGAAACGCATTAATTGAAACAGAGCCAGAGCTCCAAAAAATAATTGAAAAAGAAAACGAAAAGAACACAGAGAAAGAAAAAAGAAAATTAGAAAAATACAAATATCCGAAAGAGGTTTTAACAGCCACAAGATTAGGATATCTAGCAAAGTATGGAGTGAAATTAGAATTAAGAAAAGATGAGTGCGCATTTATTAAAAACTTAGATGCACAAACTGATCAAGGAAAAACAATTTTTGGTGGCGGTTTTTTGACTTCGAAAGAAGGTGCAGAAAGATACACACAAGCAGAGGCACAAGCAGGAAGTGTGATTGAATGGAAGCTATCAGAAAGAGAACAAGAAATTGTGGATAACTTGGGAGTGAAGTAATGTGGCGAACGGCAAATATAAAGAATGGCTAAAAAAGGACAAATTGAAGCGCCTTGAGCATATGGCTCGCAATGGCGCACGTGATATTGATATAGCCAAGAAGATTGGAATTAGTAAAGTCACATTGTACGAATGGAAGAAGAGATTTCCAGAGTTCGCAGAAGCTCTCAAGAAGGGCAAGGATGAATATGATGATGAGGTTGAAGAGGCTCTCTATAATCTCACTAAAGGTTATTACGTTGAAGAAGAAACTGTGAAGATTGAAGAGGACGAAGAGGGCAACAGAACGATCGTTCGTAAGAAGACAAAACGATATATCGCTCCAAGTGTAACAGCTATGATTTATTGGCTGCAGAACAGAAGAGGCGATAGATGGAAAACAAAAGCAACAGAGTTTCAAAACAACCAAACGCAAATCAATAAAGAGCGCTTGAAACTCGAAAAAGAAAAGCAAGAGGATAAGTGGTAATAGTAGGAGAAGAACATGCCAGCACATTGCAAGGAGATTGATGCATTCTATCACTCGAAAGCATGGAGAGATTTATCATACTTGTTAAGGCTAAATAGTGGCAAGTGCCAGCGGTGTGGGCGCATTGCTGATATGAAGCAGCTACATGCGCATCATAAGGTGATTCTAACACCATTAAATGTTAATGACACAAGTATTTCTCTGAACCCAGATAACATTGAGATTTTATGCAATAGTTGCCATGATGAAGAACATAATCGCTTCGGCTACGCAGAGCATCACATATATATAATTTATGGTGCACCATGTAGTGGCAAGACAACATATGCACTAGAGCGAATGAGAAACAATGACATTATTGTTGACCTTGACATGATATATGAGATGCTCACAGGGCAAGACGGACACGAGCACAGCGAGGGGCTGCGCTTTATTGCATTTAAGATACGCGATACATTGTACGACATTATCAAGACGCGATACGGAAGATTTAACGATGCATACATTGTAGCTGGCTTGCCACACAGAGGCGAGCGCGAAGCTCTGGCACGCAGACTAGGAGCAGAGCTAGTGCACATAGACACGAGCGAGGGTGAATGCATCAAGAGAGCAGAGGGAAGGCCATCACACACTACACAAATAATAAAAAATTATTTTATAAATTTTGAAGAGTGACCCCCCATCATTGATGATTGAGAGAGGTCCTGTAGAACCGAGCCCCCTCACCAAAAACATCCGCATCGAAATTTTGACTTTTTGATTTTGAAATTTTGAGAAAGTGAAAAAACCAATGACAGAAAAAGAGATCAAGGAAGAAGAGCAGAGAATTGCCAATCTGAATGAATACTATCTTGAATTATTTTGCCCACCAGACGAAGACAACGAAGGGCGCAAAGAATTCGACAAGATGAAGGGTTTGATTTTAAACCTTGCAAGATGTGAAGCTGGCCTTGAACAACTACATGAGGCATTGCAAGAGAGTGGCGGCATAGTGCTGCGACACCCTCGCAATCCTCAACTTCTGAAAGCTAATCCGCTCAATGCTGAAATCGTAAAGCAGAGAGCACAGATGGTGAACATCATGCAGATGCTTGAGCGCCATCTAGGCAGCAATGCTGATTATGAAGAGGACGAATTGAATGAATTTATGTAAAAAGAGTGGCACACACTCTTTTTTAATTGAATACGCAAACAAAATACAGAGTGGCGAAATCCCTGCGTGTTGGTGGATAAAGCTGCAATACAAGTTGCTTCTTGAAGACATCGAAAAGCCAGATGAAATCTTTGATGTTGAAGAGGCTCACAAGCGAATTAGATTCATCGAGGCAAAGTGCAAGCACACAAAATCACCGTTTGCCGGGAAACCTGTATATTTAGAACTCTGGGAGAAAGCAATTGTAGAAGCTGCGTATGGGTTTTATGTACTAGATGAAAATGGCGAGCGCATACGCAAATATACATATGTGCTGCTTTTTATCCCGAGGAAAAATGGTAAATCAACATTAGCCGCAGCTCTAGGAAATGCGGAATTTTTTTGCGGCAATTGGGGAACTGTGATATTCTGCGCCAGCAACGATTACGAGCAAGCTGATATCGTATTCACCGAAATTGATTCGATGCGTGATTTATCGGCATCACTTGAAAGAGTGACAAGACGAAATAACACAGGCATCTATTTTGGCAACAGGAAACAGAGACGAAAAACAGGAAAATTCAGCAAACAAAATAAAGCTGAAATCAAGAAGATATCCGCGCGAAAAAAAGGCAAGGAAGGGCGCAACATTGATCTAGCGATTGTTGATGAATCACACGAAATGGAAGATGAAACACTTATCGAACCGCTAGTGCAATCAATGAGCACCAAGGATGAATGCTTGATGATTGAAATAACCACGGAAGGCACGGTTGATGATGGGCATCTTGACAAGAAGATTCAAGAGGCAAAAGCTGTGCTACAAGGTGAGCGAGAACGAGGGCAATCGCTGTATTTCTTATACACTATGGATAATGAAGAGGAAGTCTGGACAAATCCTGGAAGTTGGATTAAGGCTAATCCAAACCTCGGTGTGTCGAAAAAGATGCGCTATTTAACAAGAGAAGTTGAAGAGGCTAGAGGCAGCTCAACAAAGAGAAGCTGGACACTGTGCAAGGATTTCAATATCAAGCAATCAAATGCAAATGCTTGGCTTGATCCAGAAGTTATCAGAAATGAAAGAACATTCAGCATGGAAGATGTGCGAGGGCGCATGTACCTGGGCGGAGTTGATTTAGCTGTTACAACGGACCTTATGTGTCTAACAATGCTATTTCAGCCAGAGTCGGAATTCTTGGCACATCAGCATTTCTGGATGCCGAAAAGTAAGCTCGAATATCGTAATGATGAAAAAGCTGGCGCTAACTATGAACAATGGGCGCGCGATGGCTGGATAACCATTGTTGATGATGTTGATATCGATACAGCAATTGTTGCTGATTATGAATATCAAATGTATAAGGAGTTCGGAGTGCTGCCATTTAAGGGCGGTTACGATAATAGGTTTGCGAAATCGTATATCAAGCGACACAAAGAATTATTCGGTGATGGCATACTTGAGAATGTACCTCAAGATGCAAAAGGACTCTCGAATCCAATGAACAACACCGAAGAGAATTTGAGGCAAAAGAAAATCAACTACCAAAATAATCCAGTCACATATTGGTGCTTCAAGAATTGCAGTTATAAACAAGATAATATAGGGCGAATAATGCCGAAACGAATTAAGCGCGAAATGAAAATAGACGGAGCAGCATCTTATTTAGATGCTGTTTTCGTTTATCAGAGTTACAGAAATGAATATTCAATGATTTAGGAGTGAAGATGAAATTAAAAGATTGGCTAGCCGACAAGCTCGGCATATCACAAATAAACGGAAGTAGCTCTAGTTATCCGCTTGGCAATCCAACGATTCTACAAGGGCTAGGCGGTAATGATATCTATCTATCTGATTTTGTAAACAACTGTATAGATAGAACTGCTAGCGAGATTTCAAAAATCAAAATCAAATCCGTTGTTGTTGGAGAAGGAACAGCGGTTGCTAATGATGATATCACAAGGCTTTTTAGATACAAGCCGAACGAGTATCAGACAACAAGTGACTTTTTGGCAGCGATTGAATGGACCAGAAGAAAGCACATGAATTGCTGGATATATCCGAAATACGAATGGCGAAGAACTGCTAGCGGAAATTTAATCAAGTGGTACAAAGCATTTTATGTGTTATCACCTAAAACTGTTGATGTTGGTATTGGTGATGATTACATCGAAATCAAAATGACCTTCGCAGATGGCTCTACATTTACTCTCCCGGAGAGTGAGCTAATCAACATCAAGTGGCGAAGAGGAACTAACATGGTGCTGGGCGGTAATGATTACGGAAGGCCAGATGATGCGAATGTAATGCACAGTGTAGATGCGTTGCACAAGACTATTGAAGGGCTGCCGAAATCAATCGAGGCTAGTTTACAAATTAAGGGTGTATATGCAGCGAAGTCAATTCTTGATGGTGAAAAGCTCAATTCAACGCGTGATAGTTTTGAATCACATATCATGAAGAGCAAGACAGGCATTATCGCAACGGACCTTGTTGGCGATTTTACACCAATAAAGATTGATTTCGCACAGGTTGACAGCGGCACACTTAAATTTCTAAAAGAAAATGTGTGCGAGCGATACGGAGTATCATTGGCTATTCTGTCTGGCGAATACGATTCAGAAGACTATACAAGTTTTTATCAGAGTTGCATTGAACCATTTATCAAGCAGTTTGAAGAAGCATTTACTGCACATTGTTTTACTGAACGCGAAAAAGATGTAGGGCATCAAGTGCGATGCTATTTTCTTATGCTGCAGAGGCTGACACCGCAAGACAGCATCAGCCTTGCTACACTCGCAACGAACACAGGGCTAATGTATCTTGACGAAATTAGAACAGAGCTCTTTGGCCTTGAACCGTTGCCAGATGGTGAAGGACACACAAGGATGCAATCACTTAATTTTGTTGATACTGATAATGCAGCAGATTATCAAGTTGGGAAAGGAAATGAATAATGAGCAAGCCGAAATTTGAAAGAAGAATGATGGAGATCAGAGCAGTCGCTGAAGAGGGTATGAAAATTGAGGGGCGCGCCATCGTCTTTGATTCACCACAGACCTATCAATTTGGGGATGAAGAATACACAGAAATAATTGCACCGGGCGCACTAGATAACACGGATATGCGTGATGTGCCGCTTCGATACAATCACCATGATGAATTTCTTATCATGGCAAGAACGAGAAACAAGAGCCTTGAGCTTATCAAAAGCCATGAGGGGCTTGATATAGTTGCAGAGCTAATTGATACATCATCTAACAGAGATGTATATACATCAATTAAGAATGGTCTGCTAGACAAAATGAGCTTCGCTTTCACAACTCGCAAGGGAACAGACAAATGGGAGTATGTTGAAGAGGGTGATAAGCTCAAAATAACACGAACTATCACGGACATCGAAAAGCTCTATGATGTGAGCGTTGTAGATGTTCCATTTTATGATAGCACCTCAATTTATGCGAGGAGTTTTGAATTGCTGGATAGCGAGAAGAAGAGCCGCATGGATGATGCGAATGATTTTGAATTGAGAAAAAAGAAGTTAGAACTTGAAGCAATGTATAAGATGATTTAAGGAGAAAAAGTAATGAAGACATTAAAAGAACTACTAGAGATGAGAGCTGCGAAGATTGCTGAAATCGCAGAGGCAAAAAGCGAAGAGGCACTGAACGAAATCAAGCTAGAACTAAAGAAGCTTGATGCGCAGATTGAAGAGGCTAGAAAGCTAGAAGTGAAGACACCAGAGAAGAAGGCTGCAGAAGAGAGATCTAGTGCACAGCCAGAAATCGTGAAGACAAATCACGATGCAGAGAAGGTGGAGCAGAAGGGCATTGACCTCGATAAGCTAGTTGCTGAAATCAGAAGCGGAAAGCCAACTGTAATTTCAGCAGAAGCACAGAGAGAGATACAGCAGAGAGCAATTGCATCTTCTTCCACACAGAAGCCGACAGCATATAAGGGAACACTAGAGGAAGCACCGAACCAGGTCGCACAGGCAATTGACCTTGTTGCACACGTTCCGATGAAGGGTGCCGCAAGATACGAAGTTGCATTTGAAGTTGATGTTGCTGATGCAGATTACACCGCTGAAGCTGGAGCATACACAACAGCAGAAGGCACATTCAACACCAATGATGCTGTTGCAACAAAGCTAACAGCGAAGGTTGTTGTTAATGAAGAGGTTAAGGAGCTCAACACAATTGATTATCTCGATGCAATCATCAAGAACGTGCAGAAGTCACTGCGCAAGAAGGCATCGAAGGAAATTGTTATTGGCGATGGAACAACTAACCATCTTCGCGGAATCGCAAATGCACCAGCTAAGGTTATGCCAGCTGATTACAAGCTAGATGTTAGGGCATTCGATAAGAATACACTCCGCAACATCATTATGGCATATGGCGGTGATGAGGATGTAACATCCCCACTCACACTCTTCCTTAACAAGAACACACTTAATGAGTTCCTTGCTGTTGAGCTAAAGAGCGGAGATCCAGCATACAATGTTAAGTTCGAAGGAACAGGCGGAACAATCTCCGAGGCGAAGGGCGGACTAGAAGTGCCGTTCTCAATCAATAGCGGTTTCAAAGCATTCTCTGCAGAGGTAGCGGGCAAGACATTCGCTGTATACGGAGATCCGCAGAAGTACGAGCTCGCAGAGTTCTCGGACATGGTAGTTGTAGAGAACGATGCAATCTACCAGGATAAAGGGCAGATTGCGTTCTTTGGACATCAGCATCTAGGCGGAGTCGTTGCTGGCTACAAAGCATTCTTGCCAATTAAGAAGCTCGCATAGTTCGAGAGGTGGAGCAGATGAATGCGAAATTAACAAGCAAAATCAAAATGCGTGTGGGCATCGTCTATTCCACACCAGAGCAAGACGAGATGATTAACAGCATGATTGAGGCGGCGCAAGTCGCCTTGATTAATGCTGGATGGCGCAAGTCTGATTTTGAAGAGGATGCGCAAAAGGGCATCAAGAATGAACAGGCGATTGAGGCGATTGCCAAAATCGTAAAAAGAAATCTGAATACAGAGGCAGACCATTCTGCGATAGATCCTATGTTGATATTCGATATCGGACAGAATCGAGGTGTATGAGATGCGAATTGATACACCACTAGAATTCTATATCGTAGATCAAGATGAATATGTTGCTGGCGGCTATAATCAAACAAGATGGAAGAAGGTCGCAGAAGATAACGGAGCAACAACATATTATGCAAGTTGGAGCGGTACATATGGAGCTGTTCAAGCTGCCGCTATGACAGCGGGAATTACAGAGAGTGTGAATGTGCGCATGCCGTTCGCACCAAATCTATATGAGGCCCTAGCACACAGGCGAGTTGTTGTTGTGAAGAATGGTACTGATATTCTCAAGAACGGACAGCCAGACAGATTGAATCCGAACTGTTATGAATTGTATTCGGGTGTAAATGAAAAGCAAAATCGCATGATGAATTTCATGTTGAAGAGGTATGAAGGGAAATAGCTATGTTCGCAGTTAATGGCGATTTAATTCTGAAAAAGGCGCTAGATGATGCAATTTATCCGCAAGTGAAAACCTATGCGGGCAAGTTGCCAGATTTAGAAGCTACACCAAGTGAATTTTGCGTGTATTCCGTGAGCTCAATGCCATCGCAGATATATCAAGATGATGGGCTAGTTGCCGGGCAAGACAAAATAATCTTGAGATATTATCATGCGAGCAGCATGAGCCTAAAAGAGGTTAGAGCTCGAGAGCGCGAAATATTGAATGCATTGCTCAATGCAGAATTCACTTGCCCAGGCGGTGCATTTGAACTAGGCGACATTGACGGAATAGGCTATGACACAACAGGCTATGAACTGTTGTATTTTTCGTGGGAGTTATAAATGAAATGCACAATGGCCAACTTCGACATTATTGTTGATGAAATCTTGAATGAAGCGGGCATGCAAGTTGTTAAGCTAACAGACAAAGCTGTGGACGAAGCTGCGGACCTAGTTAAGGCGAAATTAGAAAGTGCGTCACCGAGCGGAGCTGGTAGTGGCGGACATCTTGCATCGAAGTGGAAAATCAAGAAGGGCGCGCATAAAAGAATTATAACCAACACAAAGAAAGTTAGAGGAAAGGGCGGCACGTCCGTGCCACTTGTTAATATTCTCGAATATTCAACCAAACATGGGCATCCATTTGTTGATTCAACGATATCTGGATGCGCTAATGATGTTAGAAGAATATTTGAAGAAAATATCAATTTAAAGTAAAGGAGATTTAAAAATGCCAGAACAAGCAGTAAAGCCAGAGGGGAAATACCATCTAGGACTTAAGAATGTACACTACTATTCGGCTACATGGGATGATAAGCAAAACAAGCTAACGCTCGGAGAGGCGAAGCCTTGGAAGGGTGCTGTTAGCTTGAGCGCAGATGTATCGGGCGATTCTAATTCTATATATGCGGATGATGGAACATGGTCAATCATTGAGGCAGTTCAGAAAGAGGAACTAGAGCTTGAGATGTTCCAGATTCCAGAAGATTTCCAGACAGCTCACCTAGGGGCGAAGCGTGACACTGATGGCAACATCGTGAATGGTGATTCAGACAAGGGAAGCTACTTCGCTCTTGCATTCGAATTCGACCAAGACATACAGGCGCGAAGATTCCTATACTTCTACTGTAAGGCCGCAATGCCAAGCACCAGCTCGGAAACAAAGAAAGAATCTAACGAGCCAAAGCCTATAAAGATTAAAATCAAGGCGGCTGGACTTCCAGGAATCGGAAGAAGAAAGGTATCATCTGTGCAGACAAAGCCAGAAGTGTATGATTCTTGGTACACTACACCAAAGACACCAACTTTCAACTAAACAATTCAATAAAAAACTTTATTACCTCGCCAGCAAAAGCATGGCGAGGTTTTTCGCGATTTAGCACAGGAGAAGAATAATGGCTAAAAAAACAATTATTAAGAATGGAAAAGAATATCATTTCGCAGCAACAGGAGCAACACCGAGGAAGTTTAGAAATCACTTCAAGCGCGACATGCTAACGGAGCTAGCGAATATTTATAAAGATACAGATGAAGAAACGATGAAAGCGCTCCAGAATGGCGATGTAGATGTTGCCAATGTAGACATTGAGCAAGTTGATATGGGACTTATGGAAGACATGGCATACATTATGTGCATCGATGAAAAGCCAGCAACAGTTGATGAGTGGCTAGAGCAGTTCGAGCTAATGGATGGTATCGAGATTGTAACAGAGGCATTCGAACTGTGGGAAGATAGCGAGAAAACACTTGTTGAAGCTGAAGAGGCTGGAGGCAGCGAAGGCAGCGAAAAAAAATAGAGAGCAGTCGCAAATTCACGACTGCTCTTTTTTATTTAAGGTGCACAGAAATAGGACTGAGCCAACAAGACATTGAGGAAATGGATATAGGGCTCATCTATGACATTATGACGGAAAAAATAAACGACAACTATTATGAAGAAAACAAAGAGGAAAAACCTCCACAAGAATTCTTCGATAGATTCGCAGAAGGGTAAATGACATGGCTAAAAAATCATTAGAAATTGAAATATCTGGAAAAAGTGTCAAATTTATCCAAGCGGTAAAGAAGGCACAGGCAGCAACACGAAGCATGCATAGCGAGATGAGCTCTGTCGATAAGCTAATGAAGAATGATCCACTTAATGCTACACTCATGAAGCAAAAAGGGCAGATTCTGAATGAACAGCTAATCGGCACGAAAAAACATCTTGCGGATTTACGAGCAAATCAAGAGAAGGTGAAAGCTGCATTCGAGCGAGGTGATATCGGGGCGGATGAATATCGCAAGTTTCAAAGAGAGATTATCGCTACGGAGCAGAAGATTGCACAACTTGAGAAGGCGCAAGCTAGATATGTAGCTTCACAAACAAGAATAGGGCAACTCGGAGCGAAGTACACACTGTTAGGGCAGAAGATTGAGGCTGTTGGGCAGAAGATGAAAGCGGTATCAATTGCAGCTGGAGTAGTGGCTGCGGCACTTGGCGGAGTTGCTTATAAAGCCGCCAGACAAGCGGATGATTTAAACACTCTATCGAAACAGTACGGAATCAGCACAAAAGATTTACAGATGTATAAATCAGCGGCAGAGCTCGTTGATGTTCCAGTTGAAACATTGGCAAAATCGCACAGTAAGCTGAAAAAGAACATGCTAGCAGCCTCACAATCTGCGAGCGGTTCTGCAGCAAAAGCATTTAATGCACTCGGAATCAGTGTCACAGACAGTTCCGGGCATCTGCGAAATGGTAATGCTGTGTATGATGAAGCCATTATGAAGCTTGGTAAAATGAAGAACGCAACAGAGCGAGATGCATATGCAATGGCTATCTTCGGTAAATCTGCCGCGGATCTCAATCCATTAATTCTTGATGGTGGTGAAACCTATAAGAAAGTATCCGAAATCTTCAAGAAAAATAAGTTAGAGCCAATCAGCCAGAGTGCGTTAGATAGAGCGAACGCATTTAATGACCAGATAGATATCATTAAGATGGTAGCTGCTAGAGCCATTCAGACTATTGGAACTAAAATGGCGGGATATCTGTTGCCAGCTATTACAGCTGTTCAAGAAAAGTTTTCGAGCCTTGCTGGCAAAATTGCTGGGCTATCTGGCGGAGCATTATCCGCAATCTTGGGGATCGCTGGTGGTTTAGCGATTTTCGCACCAGCAACAATATTTGTTGGTAAATTCGCGCAAGCCTTCGGAAGCTCTCTCACAACTATATCGAGGATGTTGCCGTTATTATCGAGAGTGTGGGGATTGCTTGCAGCAAATCCTATAATTCTTGTTGTTGCGGGAATAGTAGCACTTGTTGCGATATTCGGAAAACTTGGTGCATCTGCAGAGAATGTGGGTGCGAAGGTTGCGGCATTCGCGACTGGGCTTGCAAATAAAATTTCATCAGTAGCGACGATGATAAGTGCACATGGTCCAGAAATCGCGCAAGCTGGAATTCAAGTATTGACGGCAGTTATTAATGGAATTGTACAAGCAGCACCAGCATTGCTCTCTGCGATTGGGCAGATGGCGCTCGCGATTGGGCAGACACTTGTTGCGAGTGCACCAGCAATTGTGGCATCGCTAGGCTCAATAGTTAGCAACATTGGAACAATGATTCGTGCACACGCACCAGCAATCTTCCAAGAAGGTGCTGAAATGCTCAAAAATCTCGTACAAGGGTTTGCGAATGCACTTCCGAGCATAGTGGGGCATATTGCGAATGCCATAACAGGCATCGCTAATTTTGTAAAGCAGAACTGGCCAACGATTATTCAGACGGGAACAGAGCTATTGATAACTCTCGGACAAGGCATAGTGCAAGCAATCCCATCTGTTGTTGCGCACATACCTCAAGTGCTAGCTGCAATCGTATCAGCGATTATTGCGCTAGCGGGAGCATTGCTATCAGCTGGAGCACATATTATTGCAGCACTGGCGCGAGGCATCGCATCTGGATTCGGTCATGTAATATCAACAGTTGCATCAAAGGCTGCTAGAATTCCGAGCGCTATAAAAAGAGGTGTAGGCTCATTGTTAGGAATAGGAGCACATCTCATCGAAGGGCTAAAGCAAGGAATGATGAATAAGTTTAATCATCTGATTTCGTGGATAGGCAACAAGGCAAGCGCGATAAAGAAGAAGATTACAAGTGTGCTAGATATACACTCACCGTCAAGATTCACAATTTGGGTGGGCGAGATGATGAATGCTGGACTTATGCAAGGTGGTGAGCGCACCTTCTCAAAAGTTTTGAATTCGTATGGCGCTAATATGGATGCGTTAAAAGAACGCATGACAGTTGGAAGCTTCGATACAGGAACAATTGCAGCATCACCAATGGGCACTGGCAATCAAACTGTGGTAACACAGGTTATCCACTTTCATGAACCTGTGCAGAGTCCAATTGATACAGAGCGCGCACTGAAGAGGCAAGCTGTAATTATGGGGCTTGCAGGAAGGTAGGAAAATGAAACACATTGCTTCATTAAAAGCCATTCGCTCTGATGGCGAGGTTTTCAACTATCAATCAGATAGTTGGGAGCTTCGCGCCCTTGAAGGTTTTGATTTTCCAGAAATTGAAACATCAAAGCAAGCAAGGGGAGTTGGTGATGGCGACATAATAACAGGACAACGAAGGGTATCGCGCGATATGAAAATTGTCGCGCGCCCGCTTGATGCAGAAAATTACAATCTGCAAAGAATGCGAGCGATAGCTTTCCATAATAGCCGCATGAAATATGATTTACATATCAATTATTTAGGAACAGAGCGAATCGCCAAAGATTGCCAGATAACAGCAAGCAACTTTCCGCTCGGAAATGTATACAAGATGAAAGATCTAACAATTAGATTTCTATCAACATATGCAGATTTATTTGCTGTTGAAAGCGAACAAACGAACTTTAGCAAAAAGCAAGCCTTGTGGGTGTGGCCTCATGCGTATGGTCAAGGCATAATGCTACCATTCTCCGCAGAAGAACATACAACTGAAAAAGTAATCAACTATATCGGATCATCGCCAGCACATCCAATTATAGAAATAACCTCAACAGGATATGCGAAAAATATTGAAATTACGGTGAATCAGAAAACAGCTATTTTGAATGTTGAAATGCGCAAAGGCGATAGAATTGAGATTGATACATCGAAATCATACGCGATACATAACAACAAAATTCTTTCGCTGGGTGCAGAGAATGATCCGTACGATTTTAGGAAATTTATTCTTGATTTCGGAGATAATTTTATCAAAGTTGATGCCGAAGTTGGTGGCTCTGCGTTACGTACAGAAATTGAGTATATAGGAAGGTATGATGGGTTATGATTCAGTTTTTTGATAAATTTATGAATCGCCTTGAAGATCTCGATTTTATCGAGGTGGCATGGAATCGAAAATGGACCGAAGCTGGAGATTTCTCTGTGAGGCTCGCCGCACAAGATTGGAATCAACATGTGAAATTTGTCAAAAATACAGGAAGACCAGAAACAGGCATTGTGCAGAAAACTGTATATGAAGTTACAGCACAAGGCACATTTGCAACGATATCTGGATTTTTTGCAGAAAAGGCTCTTGACGGAGTAGCACTTCACTCGGATGAAAATGTGTATGAAAAAGATGGCACAGTTATTTTTGGCTTATTCGCAAACATCAACACAAGTGCGCTCGGGCAGTATTCGCGAACTGGAGGAAGTCACGAAATACCCCCATCAATAGTTGGCCAAGTATGGGGCGATTATGATGCAAAGTGGATGCCAGAACTTGTGTATTCGTTCAAAGCTGGAACAGGCGCCGCGACAACTCTATATGATGCATGCGCCTTGTATGGGATGAGCTTCAACGTTGAACTTGCACCGCCTTACAAAAACAATGTTGATTGGGTGGAAGAGTGGATGCGAAAGATAGAAGAGCCACATTTTCTATATAAGGTAAAACCAACTAGCGGGCGAGACTTGCGCGCAAATGTATTCTTTGGAACAGGGTGGGGCGATATATCGAAAATTGAATATGTATACGATGATAGCGCTGTAATTCCGATTATTGAGATTCGCCAGACTATGGACGAAATTGGGTTCAGAAATGAAGAATATATCACGGATGAGCAAGGCAACACGAAAAGCATGATCCGCGAATTTTATATTGACGAAAACAACAGACCAAAAGATTTAGACCTCTATCCGAAGAAAATAATTCAAGGGAGCGTTTCTGGAATTGAGCTAAAAGTAGCAAATGAAGCTGTTATCAGAGAGCAGATGCGAAATCAAGGCAAGCTTGAAATGCTCAATCATTGGAGACAGGAAACCATCAATGTAGATGTGTTGCAAAACACATTCTACTATCTTGAAAATTACAATTTAGGTGATATATGCACGATTGTGCTAGATGATATTGAACAAATGTTTGCAGCAAGAATTGTTGAAGTTAAAGAGGTGCATAGGAAGAATGCGATTGAAGTACAGCTAGTGATGGGAACACCTTATAAACAAAAATATGTTGCACTTAACATTTAAGGAGGTAAATTATGATATCAATACCATTTCAATCAAAGTTCGATGTAAACCCTAAAGGGGATAGAGCTGTTGATGATACAACAGTTAGAAGCATCGTTAAGGCGGTATGGAGCAATGGAGTGTGTCTAGTTAGTGGTGATGGCTCTGATTTACAAGTACAGCCCGCTGGCGGAATGAAGGTGAAAATTATGCCGGGAGGCTGCATAGTAGAAGGCGGCATAGGTCGTGAAGAATCAACACGCACTATCGCAATTAGTGCAGCTCATACATCTCTGAAGAGGATAGATAGAATCGTTGCTAGATTAGATACATCTGATAGTTTTCGCAATATTGAACTATACAAAAAAGAGGGAACACCCTCTACAACACCCGTTGCACCAACATTGATTAGAGAAAGCAATTATTATGAAATTGCACTTGCGGATATACATATCAATGCGGGAGCATCTGAAATTAGTGTTGCGAACATTTTAGATCAAAGGCCGAACAACGAATTGTGCGGATTTGTTGCACCAGCTTTCCCGGTTAATTTTGGACTAGAAGCCATGACCTCAAGATGGCAGAGCATACTAGAAGGGGCAATTGATGGCACTGCAGCTGGGAAGTTGCAGAACGGCATCAACGAGCTCCAGAAAGAGTTACAGAAAGAATTGCAGAAATTAAAGGCATCAACGGATGATGTTAAGATTGATAACGCTAGTGCAGAGAATGAGCTTGCTGCGTTCTTTGGATCATCAATAAGAGCATAAGGGGGTGAGATAATATGATAAGTGTTTTAAAAACATTGATTGAAATCAAGAAGATGTTAGCAACGGTTGAAACTAGAAAATTGTTGTGGAGCAATCCAAGACCAAATTCAGAATTTTCGTCGCAGTCGCTATCAATAGATGGAAATTTTGATGAGTACATCATAGAGTGGAGCGACTACATGGGTGAAAATGCCCGTTCTAGTTTAAGTTTGAAAAAAGGTGAATCCGTCAAATTCTGTGCAACATCGATTGGTGGCGGTGGCACAAATTTCTGGACGAATGGAAGGACAGTTGCAAGCTCTGGGAGTGGTAGCTCTCATAGAATAACTTTTGGAGCTGGAACATACAAATCCCAAGGCAACACATCAGTAGTAACAACAAATGCTGCAATGATCCCAGTGAGGATATATGGCATCAATAAGCTTGGCAATTAACTTTAGCACCGCATCTGCGGTGTATTTTATTGAAAGGAAAAAACAATGAAGCCAGAATTCATAGGAAGCTTGATTATTGGACTAACAATGTTAATTGGATTAATTTCTGCGTTAAATAATTATGTGGGAAAGCCAGTTAATGAGTTAAACGCATCAATCAAGGCTCTCAATGTGAGAATTGAGAATCTTGCAGCAGATGTAACAAGTGTTGAATGTGCAGTAAAAGAGCAAGAGGCCCATGATAGAGAGTCGCATTCTAGGATGTGGGACAAGCATAACCAACATGATGATCGTTTAAACGATCATGAAAAGAGAATCACGCATTTAGAACATAGGAAGGAGAATTAAATGATGAGTGTAGAAGTTATTTCAAAGATGTATATTCCGTTAGTGCTAGTATTTTGCCTTTGTATAGGATATATACTGAAAAAGTTTATGCCGACTGATAACAAAATAATTCCAACGGTACTTTTTGTTGTCGGAATGGTGTGCGGTGTTATTTGTCTAGGTGTTAGCTTCGAAGCAATTGTGAAGGGTGGTGTTACAGGACTAGCAGCAACTGGTTTCCACCAGATGTTCAAGCAATTAATCGAAGGCTCGAAAAAAGACGATACAAAAGAATTTAAGATGCCATCGCCAGCAGACGAAAATAAAAATATAAATGAAGAGGCTATTGCGGAGAACTTAAAAAGAGCAGAGGTGTTAAGCGATGGGGAAGAGGGAACAAATAATCAACACTGCCATTAGATATAATGGCATGGCATTCAAGGGCGGGTCACACCGTACCTTGATTGATGTTTTCAATAAATACAAACCAGATGGCGCGCCCATGACATATACTGCGAATTTTTGCGCAGCATGTGCTAGCGCAATCGCATATATATGTGGCCTTGGTGATGCATATCCGTGTTCATACAATGTTGGCACGATTGTGAGGAAAGCACAGCAAATGGGCATCTGGATTGAAAATGATAATTTCATACCATCTCCCGGAGACTGGATCATATATGATTGGAATGATAACGGAAGAGGCGACAACACCAGAGGCGCTAGCCATGTTGGAATTGTCGTATCAGTTAGCTCTGGGATGATTAATGTGTTCGAATTCAACATCGGAAATCGCCACACGACAGGATATAGAAGAGTAGCCATCAATGGGCGATTTATTCGAGGTTTTGTGCATCCAAATTTCCAAACAACAGGATGGATTCAAGATAACAACGGATGGTGGTATAAGAAATCAGATGGTAGTTATCTCAAGAGCACATGGCAGCAACTTGATGGCGAATGGTATTATTTCAACGAATCTGGATATGCAGTAACAGGCTGGCAGCAGATTAGCGGCAAGTGGTACTATTTCAACAGCGATTGCAAGATGCAGACAGGCTGGCAATCAATCAATGATAAATGGTACTTCCTAGATCCAACAGAAGGCAGCATGTACGGAAATGGTATGCATATGATTGAGGGGAAGAATTATTTCTTCAATTCTAGCGGGGCTATGCAGACAGGCTGGCAAATGATTGATGGCGAATGGCAGCATTTTGAATCTGATGGCGCTCGTACAGAGAAGGGCATCGTGAAGGGCGATAAAATTTACATCATCAAAGATGGAAAGCTAGTCACAAATGATGATGTTGAAGTACGAGCGAATGAGCAAGGGGAAATCTCTGTGAAGTAAAAGAGGGTAAAATGAACAAGCTAATTGATGGCATAAACTTCATCTTGATTAATGCACAAGTAGGCATTGAGCTAGGTGCAACAGGATGGAGCTTTTTCTAAACAAGACAAAAGAGAAGCTGCGTGCTTCTCTTTTTTTTATTGCAAATTTTAGAAAAAGTTTAATAAAAGTATTGACATACACGGCAATGCGTGGTAATATAAATACAGAAAGGAGGTAGAAAGATGAGAAATAAAAAAAGCAGCAACAAGGCTGAAATACTTAACCTCATCACTGCAACTATCAATCTGATAGCTTCGTTAGCTACATTGATTATAGCAATAAGATACGGTTAAGGCAAGGGGGATAAAACAATCCCCCTCTCATCTAAAAAGATATAATGAAGATATTTGCAATAGCGTTAAGTAGCATAGCAGTTATATTGTCAATCTGTTCTATCATCATTACTTTAAAAAGGAGATAGTTATATATGGAATTAAAGGAAATGCGAAAGCTTCTTGGATTATCACAATCAGCATTTGGCAAAAGATACAACATACCTGTAAGGACAATTCAAGATTGGGAGAGTGGTCGTAGAAAAGCCCCTATATATGTTATTGAGTTATTAGAAAGGGCGGTAGTTGACGACTTTAAAGATGAAAAGAGGGACGATTAAGTCCCTCTTTTTTTGCAAACATGCTGAATCAACCTTATAATATAAAAAAGCTTTCTGAAAAAGCCTCTTGACCTACTATTATTTATTGTGATAATAGTGAAGAAGAGCGAGCCACCGCAAGCCCGCTCTTCTTTTATTTTTTGTTGATTTCGACCATATCACTCAGTAGCATTTCGATGTAGTTACTGAGTGATCTATTCTCGCTAGCGGCTAGCTTTGTTACTGCCTCCTTGAGTGATGGTGTAAGTCTTACAGCCACTCTTTCTGACCTTTTCTCTTCTCCCATAATGTTCCCTCCATTTGCAATGTACTCTCTTAATTGTCGCTTCACGGGGTTTATTTAATCCCATGATTCGCTGATGTTTGTAAATAAGTCAAAATTATCGTCCCAAAAATAACCTCTATCATTTGCTTCGGCCTCATCGTAATCGGCTGGCAGGCACCAGTCGTTAACGAAATCCTCTGACAAATTTTCCGTGCAATCATACAACTCT